CGTCAATTTTACCCAAGTCAACAAGCGTTGTAATGATTTTGTTTGCAATTTCCTCTGTCGTGCGGGGGTTTGCTAACAGAAACTCCCAATTAGAGGGGTTTTTGCAATCGAAAAAATGATTATTTGTATAGCACAATATCTCTAAAAGCTTGAACCAAAAGGCATATCCGTCATTCCCATATTTGCTTTCTAAAATAAAAAGCGTGCGTCCTCCTTTTACAAAGTGAGGGAAATATTCTGCTGTTTCTTTAATTGGGCGTCCCATTTTCTTTCTTTTATTTTAAGCCCCAAACACACGGGCTAAAGCACAAATGGCAAAAGTTTATATATATAATGCTTGCCTAGTGCTTGGGGCTAAATTAAACACTCTTTGTACGTTTTTTAATCTTCGGGTTGTTTTGCTCTCAAAGAGGCAATTGTCTTTTTTGACAACCTCCTTATATTTGAGCTTTTGCACCCGTTGTCGGCTTTAAGCATATCGCAAAGAACACCTAGATAACGTACAATTAAATCTCGTTGCGAATTGCTAATCTTTATCATATCATTTTAATAAAAAACGCCTTGCGCCATTGGTTGGAAATGTAAACTCTTTTGCTATGTCAGGGTGTGCAGCTTGGAAAGCTTTTGCGTCAAATTTTGCGCTAGCTTTAGGGGCTTTCCACGTTGCAAGGGTTTGCCCTCCAAAGCTGATTGCTTCTGCATCCCCAAAGCCCATTTTAATTTTGCTCTCAAGGGCTGTTTTGCGTGCCTCGATTTCTGCTAGCTCGTCTTTTACTTGCTTCAATTCGTTGTACGCTGCAAAAATCTCTTCGTTTACTTCAACTATTTTCCCCTCTGTGTGTGCGTTGTATTTTAGCAAAATATCTTGCACATTTGCAGCCGTTGGTTCTGCTTTATTAAGCACGTTGTCAATCCAAAATTTATCTACTTCTTCCACCAGCCAAGCATAAAAATCAGGTACAAAGGCTAAATTCTTATATCCAAATTCTCTACCTTGTGTCAACCAAGCCAAAGAGCCTTGTTTGTAGCCTGCAACGCCCAATTGATATTGCACTTGGCAAAACCAATGCTTTGGAATATCGTCCTCGTCAATGCTTTTTTGCGTGGTTTTTATCTCCAAAATACCTTTGTTTTCGTTATTGTGGGGCATATCTCGCAACCAAAAAGTCCTATCGGGGCTAACTTGCAAATATTTGCGTTCATTGTCTTGTATAATCCAATCTCCCGCAGATGATTTAATAACCTGTTGTCCTGTCTCGTCTTGCCAAAACAAGCTCACTGCATCCTCTAGGTAGTGTCCCGCTTTCATTGCAAAATTTTCTTGCTTTGGTGCATCTAGCCCAACTTTTCGTCTCCAAAGTTGATAGGGGGTTTCAAAGGGATTTAAGCCTACAATAGTTGCTACCTCGCTACTTCCAATTCCGCTCTCTCTGTATTTGAGCCACTCGGTTCTATCTTTGGGTCTTATAACTGTATTACTCATCTTGTAATCTCCTATCCATTTGTGCTACTAAAAATGTTGTAAGCCTCAACTAATTTTGTTGTTTTTAAGGCTATTTCTTGCAATGATGCGTGACCTGTAAGAGCTTTCAAAAACGATAATTCTACATTGCATTTGTTACCAAAAATCCCCCCGCAAAGTGCAACTTCGTTGCCTTCACTTGGTTGCGATAATATTACAATTGCAGTTCTATTTTGTTTGTCTTCTTCCACCCAATTTTTAATAATTCCCTCTACGATGTTATCCATTTCGAAAGTTTCGCTATTTACATTTGTATTGAAACGCTTCTTTAGGATTTCCTTTATTTCCTCACGAGTTAAAAACTCTTTTTCGGTCAACTCTTTAATTAATTCTGAAACTGTATTCATTTCTTTTACACTTATTATTTGTTGTTTATTGTTGTTTTTCTCCTGTTGCTTGTGCAATTGCTTGCGCTGCTTTGTCGCTTGCTGTTTTAGCTGCTTTTTCGCCCTCTTTTTGCTTCTTAGCCTCAACAGTTGGGCGTACAAAGGTTTCGTTTACAGTTGTTGTTCCCTCGTGGATAGCGTTTGCCGTCGCTCTCAATTCAAATACCATTTCTTTGTCGATTTCCTCTATTTTGGTAATGCTTAAGTAATCGAGCAATTGTTTTTCAGTTACGCCTAATTTGCCAAAATAAGCAATAATGTTTTGACGGCTTGTTTCAAGGTCGATACTTTGCCCTAATGCCACTTTGCGCACCTCCTTAATAATTCGCTTTGTAACTGCTTTAGGTATCACTGTTAAAACAGCATTTCTAAAAGCAATTGAAGCCGCTGCGTTACCTGTTACAACTTGCATATCTTGCGAAAATGTATATCCTTTTTTAGTCATTATGCTGCGCTTTACCTCCTTGCTAACTGCAAAATTTGTTTCGAGGTCGTGGCAAACTGCTTGCGCTGTTATCATACGTCCGTCGTTCCCAATAATTCTCGTTTGTACACGCAAATTACCCCACGCACCCGCAATAATTTCCGCCATTCTAACCGATAAGCCCTCTATGATGCTGTCGTTGCCGTTTGCATCCTTGCGCCTTAAGACGTAAAAACAATCCTCCGCTGTCTCTTTATCCATTGTAGCATAAGTTGCAATTTTGTTGAGCGTGGCTGCAACATCACGGGGATATTGTTTTGCCGTTGCAATTTGTATATCAACCTCTGCTCTGTCGATTGCTGTTAACATTTCCACTTGTTTAACTTCGATGATTTTGTTTTCCATTTGTTTTGTTTTTTAATTGTTTAGCCCTCTATTCGCTTTGGGCATTGCGTTTACATTATCTATTGAGTAACGGGCAAATCTCACGGGCTTCCCCGTTATTCTACTTATGCTTTCCTCCATTACTTTTTTAATCTCTAAACCCTCATTTCTTAGGTCGCTAATTCGTGAAGCCAATCTATAACAACCAAAATCTCTCAAAGCCTCTAAAGCTGTTATCGAGCCTCCACTTAAAAGCAACTCACGAATTAATCTCTTATGTGATTGTGCGTTTGTCATTGCTTTTTTATTTTGTTTTTGTAAACGTGTGTAGAAGCTTTGCTATTAATCTCGTCTATCGTGTCGATTTTGTTTTCCAGCATCCAAGCCTCAAGTTCCGATTTCTTAAAATACAGTTTGTTATTCTTTTTATAATGTGGTATTCTCCGTTCACTTGTAAGCCTGTACAACTGTGGCTTGCTTATCCCTGTAAAATGAGCTGCTTCAATTACATTTAGCACAGCTTTTACACCTGCTAGGGCTAACTCCTCAATTCGCATCAAACGGGCGTTTATATCGCTTAAATTTGCTTCCATTTATTCGCCCTCCAATACATTAATTTTATCTATGTAGCCTTTTTTGTAAAGGTGCTTTCCAGTAAGCACGCAAGCAATTAAAACCACTAAAGAGGTTAATTTTATAAATAGCCATTTGCCAAGTGGGAGAGGGGCGTTCGGGTTCTCGTCGCCCGCCAAAACGCAAAAGGCAAGTAAGCCTATTAAAAACAGCGTTGGCAAAGCCGTTGTTCGTATGTATTTCTTTATAATTTTGTTCATAACAATTGCACCGTTTAAGCCTCCTCAACTCTGCGAAGTATCACATAAATTGTATTAGGGCTATGTATATTAAACTTCTCCATTAAGTGGCGGATTATTGGCATTTTTGATTGTCCGCTAACTGCCGCCATTTTGTGGTATTCTTTGTAAATTGCGAGGTCTCTTTTTTCCCTCTCTCGTTTAAATTCGGTTTTTAAAACCCTTGCTTTTTCCATTTTGTTTATATCCTTTCTTTAAAATTTTATTTGTCGAATTTTACTTATTTGTTTACTTTTTAGTATATTTGCAAATATACTTTTTAGTAATACGATGCAAATATAATACAAAATGTATGATTGACGCAAATATTTCACCACAAAATGTATTATAAATAACGTTTATTAACATCAATGAAAAAAGATACTCACATAAAAGAAGCCTATAACTATCTGAAATACAGAAAGATAGTGGCTAATATGCAAGATTTAGCGGATAAGGTGCTAGCGCAAAGAACAAGTGTAAGTGCTGCGCTAAATGGTAACCCTGAATATCTTACCCCGAGTTTTTGCAAGCGTTTTAATCAAGCGTTTGATGAAATGTTTAATGAGAATTGGCTTCTCACGGGTGAGGGTTCTATGCTTAAAGAAACAGCACAAGCAGACAATAACGCTAGCTTTGTTGCTCCATATATTAAAGATGAACTAATATATTTACCTCTATTTTCTGTCCCTGCTCTTGCTTCGTTTATGGATAACACATCACAAGCAACAGGAACAATTGAAACTTATCCTGTATATTTTGCAAAAGGAGAAGCCTATACAAAAGATAAGCACATTGTTATAGAAGTTAAAGGAGAAAGTATGTATCCTACAATAAATAACAAAGCAATGATACTATGTGAAAAAATAGAGCCTGAACAATGGGATAATGTGCAAAGTGAACAAATTATTGCCATTGTTTACGACAATTCATTTACAATAAAACGTGTCTTAAGAAACAACTTAGCCACAACAAATACATTAACGCTATCGGCAGACAACCCTAAATATGGAACATTAGAAGTAGCAAGATGTGACATAAAGGGCATTTACAAGGCAATAAAAAAAGTTAGCGAATATTTATAAGCAAACTCGTTTACGCACCTTTCGACATTCCAAAATCAAAAATAATGAGAATGCACAAAGTTTTAGGTTATTCGTGCAAGGTGGAATAAATAACTAAATAACAAAATAAAACTACATCTTTATGGAAAACGAAAAAGAACCAACCCTAGAAGAGCTTAGAGCAAGAAATAGAGAGTGGGAAGAGCAGTTTTCAACCGTTATGAACCATCAAGGTAAAGGCATTGCGCTTGAAAAAGAAAAAGACATAGACGGAGCAATCTCTGAATATAAGCAAGCTATCGCTTATGGTGAAAAAGCTACACTTTTGTCTTTAAACAACTATTTATATAGTGTAGAGCGATTGATTGTGCTGTATCGAAAGATTAAAGACTACAATTCAGAAATCGCCATTATTGAAAAAGTTATCCAAATAGCTACAGAAGAGAACCTTTACAGGGCAGAGCAAGCGATAAACGCAAATCCTGAACGCAAAGAAGCTATTTTAGAAGCTGTAGAAACGTGCGAGGGACTTTATAATATGGTGAACGGCTTAAAAAAGTTCTATTTTTATCCACACGATGTAACTAAATACAAGAAACGACTTGAAAAAGCAACTACATTATTAGAAAAGAAGTAAGCAAATGAACACAAGACTACAAGAAATTATAAAATATAAAACAGGTGGGCATCAAGCCGAATTCGCTCAACTAATGGAGTGGACGCCCCCTTATTTAGCAAAGCTGTTACGAGGTGAAAATTTTGGGCTTAAACCTATATTAAAAATATTGGAAGTTTTACCCGAAATAAATGCAAGGTGGCTTCTTTTTGGTAGTGGCGAAATGATAGAAAATAGCAAACTAAATGAGCTACAAAGAGAGGTTTTTTCAAGCGTTCAAGCCATTTTAAATATTGAAAAATTTATCCCTGTAATGACCTCTGACGAGTTAAACGAATATGAAAGATGTATAACAAGTGGAGAAAGGGTTAATTTTAGCAATGAGATTTTAACAGCGTGGGAAGAAAGGTTAAGCAAAAAGAACGCAACATTAACCGAACGTATAACAGATGCAAAGGCAAAATCTTTAAGCGATGCAAACAAAGGATAGTCAAAAGATAATAGAACGTTTTTTTAAAGCTCTCTATTACCTCAAAGAGCAAAAAAAGATAAGGGGGAAGCAAACGTTTACGAACCAATTTAATATAAATAGGTGGAATTTAAACACTCTAGAAAAGGATATGTCGAGGGATATTTTTCAGCCCGCTTGGCTTAATTATTTGGTTGAAAACTATAATATTTCTGCGGAGTGGCTAATCACAGGCAAAGGCGAAATAACCGCCCGTAAATAAAAAAAAAGAAATAAGGGAAACCCCTTATCTCTTTATTTGCTGTCCTCAAATATTGACGGGATAGACAAAACCGCTGCTTGCTTGCTTTTGTCTAAAACTTTAGCGTAAATTTGAGTAGTTGAAAGCTCTCTATGTCCTAATAATTTAG